AAAAATATAACCTATTCAATCGAATACGATGCAGTTTACTACCAAAACTTTCAGTTAATGATTCCTTTTACGGGGTTCACAATGACAGAGGGTCAAAGTTTTGAGATTGAAGTGCTAGAAGATGGCGCAATAACTTATAGAGGCAAAGCATTTGTAACTGCGCAAACCGATTTAGAGAACTACGAAATAAACAAAGGCGTTTTAAAAGTATAATTATGTCCGATAGACCACAACAAAGAGTATTTGAAATCCAATTAAGTAACTATATACGACCTGAAATAAGGGAAGTGCAGGGCAAAAAATGGGTTTTAAACGGCAATAACAACGATTTTTATAAAACGATTATAGATGCTTATAACGGATCAACTACCAATAGTGCTATAATTGATTCATATTCTCAGTTTATTTACGGAAAAGGGCTTACATCAAACGAGAAAGCAACTAAAGCAAAAGAATGGAGCGCACTAACTACAATCTTTGATAAAAAAGAATTGCGTAGAGTTTGCAAAGATTTTGAAATGTTTGGAGAGGCTTCGATTGAAGTGAAATACTTAAACAATATTGTTAAAAAAGTTTATCATATTGCAAAGGAAAGAGTAGCACCAGAAGTAGCGAATGAAGATGGCGATATAACTGGATATTGGTACTCTTACGACTTTGCTAAAACACAAAAATACAAACCCGAAAGATACGATGCCTTTGGTTTTGGAAGCGGAAGCGGAGAACGTTCTGAAATATACATTATCAAAGATTATCAAGTAGGTCAGTTTTATTATAGCAACCCTAGTTATGTATCGGGTTTATCTTGGGCGAAGTTTGAGGAGGAGTTCCAAAACTATTGTATTAAGCACATTCAAAACGGGTTATCTTTTGGTTATATTATTAATATGAACGCAGGAGTTCAATCTAGCGAAATTGAAATAATGGAAACCACCCGTAAGATTCGTGAGAATTTAAGCGGTTCAAATAAAGCGGGTAACTTCTTTTTAAATTGGAACGACAATAAAGATAGTGAGATTACAATAACCGCTTTAGAAGTTAGCGAAGCGCATAAACAATATGAGTACTTAACTGCGGAAGCTAGACAACAATTATGTACAGCTCACAAACTTACTTCTCCTATGCTAGTAGGTATAAAAGAAGCAAACGGATTTAGTTCAAATGCAGAGGAAATAAAAGTTGGATTTGCGGAGTTGATGATAAATGTAATTAAACCAAAGCAAGAAATTATTCTCGATGGTTTAATGGAAATATTAAACGCAAACGGTATTAGTTTGGATTTGCAGTTTGAAAGTTTAAGAAGTGAGGAAGTAGCGTCAAATGTTTTAGAACAAACAGACAAAGCGGGTTCAGATGCTGCGGTTTCTTATAACGGTGCGCAAATTGCAAGCGCAATAGATATTTTTGCAAAAGTAAAAGAGGGTATTTTAACAACCGAGCAAGCGATTGTTTTCTTAGTTCAATTCTTAAACATTCCCGCAAGCGTTGCTCAAGCGTTATTCACTCAACAAAGCGCAGCAGTTACGCAACTTTCATCGCATAGCTTTTCAGATTTAGGAGAAGAAATTGATTTAAACGAGTGGGAGCTTGTTAGTTCCGATCCAGTTGATTACGACAAAGAAGATGAGCGAGATGCGGAGTTAGAAAGATTAAACGCTACAACTGTTAAACTAATGAACGTTGCAATGGATGCGGTTAGCACGGGAACTGCTAGACCAAACGCAAAGAGTGAGCAAGATAGCAAATTATTTAAAAGCCGATATAGATACAGCGGAAATTTAAACCCTGAAAGAGATTTTTGTAAAGCTATGATGAGTGCGGATAAAGTCTATCGAAAAGAAGATATTGAAGCAATGAGCAAAAGAAATGTTAATCCTGGATTTGGTATGCGCCCTAATCCTAATGCGCCTTACGATATATTCCTTTGGAAAGGCGGCGGTTTAATGAGCGAGGCTTTTCCACAAGGAACTTGCAAACACTTTTGGACTAGAGAAACATACAGATTGAAAGCCGATGTAAACAATCCTTTAGCGGAAAAAATAACACCTTCAGTAGCTAGAAAAGAGGGAGAAATTCTACCAACTAACAGTCCAAAAGTCTACATTGCTCCTCACGATATGTAACCTACAAAATAAAGTATTATGAATATTTGGTTAAAAGAAAACGAACTTGCTAAAAGCACCTTGTTAGGTGGGAATGTAGATATTGATTTATGGATCCCTGCGGTGGAAGACGCACAAAGGTCAAAAGTTGAGGAAGTATTAGGAGAAACTTTATTTAATAAAATCGATGAGGACTTTGGAAACGATGATTTAAGCGGTTTATATCTCACTTTGTTTAATGATTATATAAAACCTTTTTTGATTCGTCAGAGCATAGTAGAATACCTTTTAACAGGTGCTTATAAAGTAAACAATAACGGTATTTTTAAATCACAAGCGGAAAACACAGTAGCAGTAGACAAAACAGAAGTAGATTATTTAGTAAATAACTACCGATTGAAAGCTGAAATGTATCAAGGGCGTTTAGAACGTTGGTTAGCATTAAACTCTTTGCCCGAATATTTAAGTAGCGACAGTACAATAGTGCCTCCTATTCATAAAAATAGTATATTTAACCGATGGTATTTTATAACAGACCATACTCAATAGCTATGAGAAAAACAGACAAAAGAACAGAAGAGAATATCAAAAAACTAGAAATATATTTAAGTAATGAGCAAACAAGTAAGTTTTATACACACAAGAGCGACGACATTCGACAAAGTACCGATCCAAATAAAGGTAAACGGAGTAGTTGAAGATATAACAGGCTCAACTATCTTAATGCAATTACGCAAGTCTGAAAAAGGAGTTGTTATATATACTGTATCCAATACTATAACCGATGGAGTAAATGGTATTTTTGAACTAGATGAGCAGTTTATAGATATTCTAACTTGTAGGTATCAATTTGATATTGAAATAACTTTTGCTACAGGTACGTTTGCAGGACAAACACAACGTTTTATAAGTGGTTTATTTATTATTGAACCTGCAATCTCTGAAACGCCATGACAGTAGACATAACTATTCAAGAAATAATTAATGAAGTAGATCTAATTGTACAACCTAATATAATTGAGGTTAACATAACTAGGACTAGCGGAGGTGGAGGCGTTCAAACAGTAACAGGAACAACGGTAACAGGAACGGCAACAGATAGGGTTGTTGGTGTTCCAAACCTATCACAAACTTTAGCAATTGATAACAAAACAGATCAAATTCCTATAACTTCAAATGATGGCACTTCTTCTGTTCAAATTGATAATGATGGAAATTTATACTTACAATCTAATTTCGGTGGATTAAAACAAATTTTAATAACTGAAGAGGGATTTACTTTTCAATCTAACATAAGGTATGATATTAGTGGAAAAGGTATTTTAATGAATACAAACTCTGATGGTTTTGGATTGCCTGGATTAACTACATCTCAAATGAACGCTATTGTTTTGCCAACAGAGGGGATGATAGTTTGGAATACAACGGAAACAGCAACTTATCAATATAATGGAGCTACTTGGAACGCTTTAGGAGGTGGAGCAGTAGATTCTGTTAACGGTCAAACGGGGGTTGTTGTTTTAGATGCTACAGATGTAGGTGCAGAACCAACAAAAGGAAGTGATGATAATTATGTAACCGATGCACAGTTAGTTGTTATAGGTAACACAAGCGGAACAAATAGCGGAAATAATGCTACAAATAGTTTATATCAACCAACAGAAGCTACTTTCAACGGTACAAACATATCGCTACAAAAAATAGCAGGAACAATTTATGCTGCTTATACTCAAACAGCAATCATAAGCTTTGCTTTAGATGGCGTTTCAGTAAAGGGAGGTTTTTCTAGTTTAAAACTAACAGCAAACGGTAACGCTATAAATATGGATGCGTCTTGGAAAAATGTAGGTAGCGACGTGCCAATTGCTACAAACGGATTAGTACATAGGTTTTTCTTTTATAGAGAAGATTCAGAAGTTTGGTATACAGTAAAAGTTAGCTAATATGGGAGCAGTACCTCAAATGATGGGAATGATGAACGGAGTTAACCCAATGAGTTTTTCTCCAGCGCCTAACCTTTTTTTAAATACTTATACAAACGCATACGTTACAAGTGTTGACAATAATGGACTTCGACAAAGAGGTAACATTATTGATAGTGCAACTGCAACTACAGGTCAAGCCTTAGCAACGGCTGGAACGCTAGGAAGCAAACCTATTTATAATGGCGAGGGATGGTATTTCAAAGCTGGAGCGCAAATGACTACAGGCTCAACTTCAGATTATAATTTTATCCACGATGGAAGTGATTTCGATATTTGGTGTACTGTATTTATTTGTCCAACAGCTTCAACGACATATCAAAGAGCGTTTATTTGTAATAATGGATTTAGCACAACGGCAAGAGGCATTTTATTAAGGGCAAATTCCTCTAATAACAATCGTTTAGAATGTAATATAGGTAACGGTACGGCATCATTTATAACTTTAACGGCAAATAGTGCGTTAACTGTAAATGCAACTAATATAATTAGGGTTCGACGTTCAGGGAGTAACGCCACAATGCACGTTAACGGCGTTCAAGTAGCAACTCAAACTATATCTTTAAGTCCTGGAGTTGGAAATGCAGGAGGCACAATGACAGTTGCACAATTTGCAGGAGCTTCCGCAAATTTATACTTTAAAGATTTAGTTATATTCAATAGAGTATTAACATCGGGAGAGGCTACATCTATGAATAGTAGAAGGTTTCAATATATTACTCCTGAACCTATCAATGTTTATTTATCAGCAGGGGATTCTAATCGTGCTGGACGTGGTGTTAATTCAGCAATAGCTAGTGATTTAATTGGTA